TTTGGTATCCGCAAAATAAGTATATCCATTACATGTGTTAAGGGACAACAGGGCGACTGTATGGGGTTCCTCATAATCTACATGCAATAAGGTATGAATAAATTTATATTTTCTAGTATAACAATTTAATTTTGCTCTTATTAAATGATTAAAATTTAATCTACCTAATATAGGCATTATTACATAATTAAAATGATCGCTTTTTTGTTTGTTTTTATCAAAAAACTGATGATTAAACATAAAATCTTTTCCCTCATCAACTTTACCAACTATTGCGTTGTTATAATACCAAGCACAGCTATCTGAAAAAACAAAATCTTGTATTTGTTTAAATTTATTTTTATCTAAAAAGTTAGGTATGATTTTCATTAAGATTTTTTACCAGAAACTATTTTTCTTTTATTTTTAAACCAGCCGGGTAAACCCAATGCAAGTCTTGTGTCTAAGTAATTTTTTTTAGCCTTTTTAGAACCTTGTTTATTATAGTGTAAAAAAACTTGACCACAGTCTTTACCTTTAAATTCTTCGCGCCAATGCTCTAAATCACATCCAGAATATATTAACATATCTCCTGGTTCCAGTTCTACTTTGATACCTGCTCGGCCTTTTCCCCCCGTGGGATCTAGGTAAAGGGCCCATGGATCTCCTCCTAGATTCAAGGTAGTAGAGACTTCACATGAATATCTATCTTTATGTCGATGAAGAACGTCTCCTGTTTTATAAATTCTAGCATAAGAATAAGTCTCACTTAATTTTAAACCTGTATGTTTTTCTATTATAGGTTTTACTTGTTCTAACAAAGTTTCCATTGCTAGATCACTATAGTGCGAATATGTGTTTGGAACCTGCTCATCATTCCATGTTCCCCAGTATCCTGTGTAAGGTGAAATAAATTTTACATCCCACATTATTCTAGCAACTTTTCTTTTGTTTAAAAAATATTGATAAACAAAATTAGCTAACTCTTTTGAAATAGCTTTTTTTAAAGTTGTATATTTATTTTTTTTAAATGACACTTATACCTTCTTTGTTTTCCCATTATAATATTGAATAGCTGATTTTAGTACAGCCTGACAATTCCAGTGTATGAATCTAAAAGGTTCAACCCCTACGTCCACTACATATTGATGAGGGAGATAAGAAGGAAAGAAAATTATTCTTCCAGGTTTTGCTGGATAATTAACTTGACCACTGGCATAAGTTACTTTAGTCAGATCTTTTTGAGGTAGATGATTCATTAGGTTTCCTGCTCTTGGATCTTCAAATATAGGTTGTGATGTTTTTTCACTGGCTTTTAAAAAATAAAAACCAGATATGTGCCCGTTCCAATGAGTATGTAAAGTATGATGTCCGCCTCCTTTTTGAGCAAATTCTTGTACCCATAATTCTGTAAGAAAAACTTGATAGTTAGTTAAATCAAAACCAAGTTCGTCCAATAAATTATGTGCAGTCGCTATTGTGTAATCTTGTAATTGTAAAAAACTAGGGTCTCCTATTAAACTTGAAGAATGAAACACATGTCCCATGTCTCCTATATTACCAAATTTTTTATTTCTTTTAGTAATATCTGCTTTTAAATTTTTTTTTGATTGCGCAATATAAGGGTCTGACGCTTTGTTTAACTTACCTACGAAACTAGGTTCGTCTGCAAACCATACAGGAGTTTTGAAATGATCCTCCCTGGTTAACTGTCCTGGAAATACTGGGGTAGTGCCCCCTGAAATTTTACCAAAGTCTTTTTTAGTTTTTAATTTTTTCTTTTTCATCTTTATCCTTTATTTAAATGGTTTTCCTAAATTCCAAATCACTAAACTGTATCTTTCTCCACTTTTAACTGGGCATACTCTATGCCACACAAATGAAGGAAATACAACCAATGATCCTTTAGGTAGTATTTCTGTACATTTTTTAATGTGAGGTTTTTCCTTGTTCCTAAAATCAAATTCTAGTTCTCCACCTTTATAATCTTTAGGATCAGATAAAGAAACAGTTACAGATAATTTTCTAATTTTTTCATGAGAAGGATCATTTTTATTTTCTCTCCAATAAGGTTTCTCCCAACCATCATTGTGCCAATCATAATATTGATTTTTTTTATATTTTGTAAATTGACAAGATTCGGAATAATCCCATTCAAAATTCCAACCTGCTTTTCTATTGGCGAACTCAATATAAGGATGTATCTCCTTATAAATCCATGTGTCATTTAACCAAACTATATTAGAGTTTCTAGTTTCTTTTATAATTTTTAAATCTGTTTGTGATAATTTTTTACCTTGAAAAGGTCCGGTAACCGCTACTTTGGGTTTACTTTGATTACCATATCTTATAATGTCATCACAAATTCTTTCGGGTACAGCTGATTGAAAATAAAAATAATAGTGTTCTAAGTTCATATGTCTTTATAGGACATTTATATCTTAAATAAATATAAAAGTAAAGATTTGATCTAGATCAATGTTTAGACAGCCACCCAAGAAGATCCGTTCCAATCATACATAGTTGGGGGATTAGCAGAATCATTTGATTTGGAAGCTTTCCAGCCTTTTGTATTATCTGCTTGATAAGCCGATTCGTCCCAATCTTCTATAACCCAAAAAGTGTCTTCATCGATCATCGTAGCACTTGGAGGTGGGTATGCAATTGGTGGTTGCCAGTCATCGTTTGAATCTAGTGACCAAGAAGCACCGGGTGGGATTTGAATAAATTTATCTTTTGCAGGATCATATGTACCACCAATAGCGGCGTATTGTTTTCTAAAATTATTGTCGATAGAAGTTTGTTTCCATGTGCCGCCTTTGAAAAAATTAACACACCATGTTTCACCATCAACATGCATGTCGTTGTCTCCTAAAGGACCTGCTACTGTTGGGATATCGTCGCCAACAACTACAACTGTTTTCACTACATTGTTTTCATCTAGTTTTGCAAAAATTGCCATATTATGCTACCGTTAAAGTTCCCGTTACATTGAATGTTGCAACTTTACATCCGCCAGGAGTTGTTGCAGTTGCATTACTACCCGGGGATACACATATAGTAGCACATCCTGGGAATCTTAAAATAACTATACCTGCTCCTCCTACTGCACCTGAACCACCACTATACAAACCTGATTGACCACCGGATCCACCGCCGCCTCCTCCGAGACCGTTAGTTCCAGCACTACCTACTGTGGTATTACCAGAAACAGCTCCGTTGCCGCCTCCTCCAGAGCCACCACTTCCACCGGGAACACCTGCCCCGGGTCCATGTGAACCTCCGCCGCCACCACCACCGTATGTAACACAACTTCCTGAAATATTATTTGCTTTTCCGGCTCCGCCTGTATTCCCTGAACCTGCCGCATTTGCACCACCTCCGCCTCCGCCTTTATAACCCGATCCGGTTCCACCTGGATTTCCTTGTGGGGGACATGTAGGGGGTGAATTTCCTGCTCCTCCAGGACCTCCTGGGTTTGGAGAACCTCCTCCGCCAGAACCACCAGCAACTCCTGGTACGTTACAGTGAGCGCCACCTCCACCGCCTCCGGCTGAAACTAAACAAAAACCACCAATTTCAGAAGTACCCCCAGTTCCTCCACAGTGAGCGCCACCTGATGCACCGGCTGCACCTACAGTAATAGCAACACATCCAGCTCCAATACATAAAGCCGCAGCACCAGAACAACAAAAAGAAGTTCGATATCCTCCTGCTCCTCCTCCTCCACCTTTATTACCGCCGCCTGCTGCTCCGCCTGCCACCATTAAATAGTTGGTTGAATATATTGCTGCTCCACCACCAGAACCAAATCCTAAGACTTGATAACCAAATGATTTACCTTTTCTTGAAAGGGTGTTTTTTGTACTCTTACTTGATGTAAGGTTGTTTTTTAAATCTCTCATATTCTATCTCCTTATGCGTCGTTAGCAGCATCAGTAGTATAAAATAATTTAATTCCTAGTACTCGTGCGTCACCAGTAAAAGTATCACTACCATCGGCTGCGTCTCTATATAATTGAAAAAATGTATAA